ACAACAGGTGAGTCTGGTGCATCGCCAGATGTATTTACTAGAACTATTGTTAATTTTAAGTATCATCTACAGGCTGCTCACTATCTTCAAGGTACTGGAGCAAAGCGTTTTATATTTGTGGCTGTTGAAAAGGTATTCCCATACAGCGTGGGGATCTATGAACTGTCACCCCACTTTATTGAACGTGGATATGAGCTTCAAGAACAAACATTGTCTGACATAAAAGCTGCCCAAGAGTCAGGCATTTGGGCTGGATATACCGATCAAGCTCCAGAGGGCATCAAAACACTTACACCCCCTAAATGGTTATGACATTTACTAAAGAACAGACAGAACAACTTAATCAACCCATTGATCCTAAAGTTGTTGCTTTTAGAAAGCAAGGTAATATGCAACTTGCTTACTTAGAAAGCTGGTATGTAATTAATGAAGCAAACCGCATCTTTGGATTTGATGGTTGGTCGTCTGAAACAATACAACTTGACTGTGTGCAGAGTGATGAGTTCTGTGTTACTTACATTGCAAAAGTTAGAGTGACTGTTGGTGATGTAATCAGAGAAGGAGTTGGTGCTGGTCATGGTAAAGGTGAAAGAGTCAACTTAGGTGACAAGCATGAATCAGCAGTAAAGGAAGCTGAATCTGACGCAAGAAAACGTGCCTTTATGCAGTTTGGTTCA